GCTGATGTTATAAAAGCTAGAATAGAAGGCTATAAAGAATAAACTTATAAATAAATAGATATGAAAGATTATAAAAACAAAGCGTCTGTAGGGCAAAACGCTATATGGGATGGACCATTAGATTTAGACGCGTTACCAAAAGGTAAAGGATCTAGTTCAGGTAAATACGGAATGGAGATCTCAAAAGCGCATTGTGGATGTGATTCCATGAAAGGACCTATTACTCAGCGAGCTAAAGCAATGTAATATGACACTAGGCGACTTTAAACTATACTCGATAAATACATTTGCATTAGGCGTTACCACATTTACTCAAATAGAAATGGGTTTAAAAATATTTTTACTACTGGTTACTATAGGTTATACTATGTCTAAATGGTTCAAACTTAAAAAGGGTAAATAACTATGGCTTATATTCAATCAGATTCTCCGTTTTTAAAAAAGGGAGACGCGCCGTCACGTAAAAAATCAGAAGGCAACTACGCTAAAGTAAAAAAAGGTGGAGGTACTGGAGCCGCGGCAGGTGGTGGAATGACTAGTAAAGGAGTTAAAAAATATAGAAGAGATAACCCTGGTAGTAAATTGCAAACAGCCGTAACAACACCTCCTTCTAAATTAAAGAAAGGAAGTAAAGCTGCTAAAAGAAGAAAATCATTCTGCGCTAGATCAAAAGGCTGGACTTCTGAAAGAGGTAGAGCCGCTAGAAGAAAATGGAACTGTTAAATATATAAATAAATAATTATGAACAAATCAAGAAAGAAAATAGCACAAGATTTAAGTAGAAACGCTATAGCAGACTCTAAGTCTAGCAATGCTAAAATTAGAAAAGATGGTAAATACGAGGAAAAGCAAGCTGTAAAAGTTGCAGCTGGAGCTCCTATAAAAAACCTTAACAAAGGCTACGGAAGCGAACTTAAATCACCTATAAGTATGGGGGGTTCTTGGATGTCTAAGCACTGTAAAAAGTAAAACATAAAATTGTACAGGCGGCGAGGTAGGATTTAGGATTTTTCTAAGATTTGACTTCACTTGATCGGTAGAGACTTTGGTATCGTTCGGCTACACGTGAGATTGTCCTTGCAACTTGCCGTGAAGCTTACCCCTGGAGTCTTCCACTTCTTACTGCTGACCCGCACTGTACATTTATTTTTAAAAAAATATGGCTTTTAAAATTACACCATTTTACAACATAAACAATACTCCTATTTACAGTGTAGATATGGAAGATGGCGTTTTAGGTAAAGCCAATAATAATGGTTCTATAATAATAAATAAAGACGTAGATCCAAATAAAAAAGAAAGCGTAATAGCTCACGAAATGGTACACATAGATCAAATGAAGCGTGGCGACTTAGACTACGACGATCAAAACGTTTACTGGAAAGGTAAAAAATACTCAAGAGCTCAAATGAAAGAAGGGGCTAAAAACTTGCCTTGGGAAGCTGAGGCATATAAAAAAGCAAAATAATTATGGCATTTAAAATAAAAAGATTTATATCACCTCTTCACTTAGAAGAAGATAAAGACAAAGACAAACCAGCTGGAAGTAAAACAAGTAGTAGAATAAAATCAGATGATTCTAAAACTATTAAAAGGCTTAGAAAAGAGTACCCAAAATATGATGTATTTCCTACAAGAAATAAGACTAGTTATACGCTGCGAAGCAAAAAGGGTAGGGGATCATTTACTGTTACTCCTGGTAACAAAAAAAATTAATAAATAGTGAAAAAGATATTAGATTTTTTTAGTACTAAAGTCTTTAAACAAGTTGGTGATGTGGTTGACAACCTATTCACCAGCGAAGAAGAAAGACTTAATGCTAGAAATGCAATATTTAAAGTATTACAAGACGCTCAGTTGGAATTGCAAAAAATGCAGACTGAGATTATTGTAGCTGAAGCTAAAGGTAATTGGTTACAAAGAAGCTGGAGGCCAGTACTTATGTTATCATTTGGCTTTATAATAATATATACTAAATTCATATCACAGTTATCAACATACTTAGTAACACCTGTTTTAGAGCCGCAATTTTGGAGCCTACTAGAAATAGGTATTGGTGGTTATGTAATAGGTAGAAGTGGTGAGAAAATTGTAGACAAATTAGCTCCGGTATTTAAAAAGTAAAAATATTAAAAACAAGTAATAATAATAATAATAATAACCAATTAAATTAAATAAAATGGGAAAATTAACAGATGAACAATTAAAAGCAGTAAAAGAAGGTCAAGGAAAAATCAACGCTATATTAACTGAGGTTGGGTTTTTAGAGGCTAAAAAAGCTGAATTATTAGGCATGAATTTCGAGGCAGTTAAAGAGCTTGAAGAAATTAAGTCGCAGCTAAAAGAAGAATACGGGGATATTACCGTTAATTTAGCTGATGGATCTTTTGAAAAGGTTGAGGCAGAAACAAAAACTCTTGAAATAGCAGAATAATGGATTCTGTTGTAAGAAAAATAAGTATAGGTTCTGATTATAAAACAGACGCCATGCATTACTCTGTAGGGCAAAATGTTTACGGAGGGCATACTATAGACTGTATATTGCACGATGTACAATCTAATTCTTACAGTATTTACATAAAGAAAGGAAACGAGGTTATGCCATGGAAGAAGTTTAATTCTAACATGGCAATATCCGTTGAGTATGATTTAGAATATTAAATGAGAAGCCTATACGATTTTATTGTCAAACCTATTGGCGATAGATACGATAACAAAATAAAGCTTGGCGACGTTACATTAATACTAAACACTAAAATTGAAGACTTTAAGTCTGTAAATAATTTAGCAGTAGTAGTTGAAACACCAAAAGCTTTTAAAACAAATATAAAAAAGGGAGACATCATAATAATACATCATAATGTATTTAGAGTTTTTTATGATATCCGAGGTAATAAGAAAAGAAGTAGATCTCATTTTAAAGATGACTTACACTTTTGTTCAGCAGATCAAATATATTTGTATAAAAACACAGGGGATTGGAAATCATTTGGAGACAGATGCTTTGTAATGCCTTTGAAAAACAAAGACACTTTAAGATCACAAAAAGAGCAAGACCTTATTGGTATACTAAAAATAGGCAATAGTTCTTTAAACGCGCTTAATATCAGCCCAGGAGACACCATAGGCTTTACGCCTGGTAGTGAATGGGATTTTATAATAGATGATCAAAGAGTTTATTGTATGAAATCTAATGATATTGTAATAAAGTATGAACACGAAGGAAACGAAGAAGAGTATAATCCTAGCTGGGCAAAAAGCAGTTGAAGAATTGATTAAAGTAGCTAAAGAAGCTATTGTTGATTCTGGAGATGATATAACAGCTGATAGATTAAAAAATGCTGCTGCTACTAAAAAGTTAGCAATCTTCGATGCTTTTGAAATACTTACTAGAATAGAAGCAGAAGAAGCTTTGTTAAACGATAATCCAAAGGAAGTTAAAGAAGAAAAAGCTTTTAGAGGATTTGCTGAAGGAAGATCTAGGTAATGTACGAACAAACTTTAGTAACAGTATTAAAAGACTATATAAAACCAAAAGTATTAAAAAGGTTAAATAGATATAAGAAGTGGACTTACGGATACAATGAAGAACATGATGTTGTTGTAATTAGTAAGACCGGACAAGTAGGGGAAGTTTACGAAATACAAGGATTAAAAATAGCACTACCTAAAGAAGAAGGTGTTACTGAATTTGAAGGAAACAAGTGGCAATATACTCAATATCCTAAAGAGCTTTCTAAAATTAAATCAGTATTTGATTGGGATGAGTACCCTTCAGATTTTAAAGAAAAGTGGTATGACTATATTGACAAAGAGTTTAAAAGGCGTGAGGAAGGTTTTTGGTTTATTAACAAAGATAAGTCTACTTATATTACTGGCACTCACTACATGTACTTGCAGTGGTCCAAAATTGATGTTGGGCAGCCAGACTTTAGGGAATCAAACAGATTATTCTATATCTTCTGGGAGGCTTGTAAAGCAGATGTACGGTGTTACGGAATGTGTTATCTTAAGAACAGACGGTCAGGTTTCTCTTTCATGGCATCAGGCGAGACGGTTAATCAGGCAACAATATCCACAGATTCAAGATTTGGCATTTTATCAAAGTCAGGACCAGACGCCAAAAAGATGTTTACTGATAAGGTCGTCCCCATTTCGGTTAATTACCCCTTCTTCTTCAAGCCAATCCAAGACGGTATGGACAGGCCGAAGACGGAACTCGCGTACAGAGTACCCGCATCAAAGTTTACCAGAAAAAAGCTTGATACAAACGAGAAACTACAGGAGATCACCGGTCTCGACACCACGATCGATTGGAAGAACACCGGGGACAACTCGTACGACGGTGAAAAATTAAAACTACTAGTCCACGACGAAAGTGGGAAATGGGAAAGACCTACAAACATATTAAACAATTGGAGGGTAACTAAAACTTGTTTAAGACTAGGTTCTAGAATTATAGGTAAGTGTATGATGGGTTCAACATCAAACGCTTTAGACAAAGGAGGAGAGAATTTTAAAAAACTTTATTATGATTCAGATGTCACAAGCAGAAACGCCAATGGACAGACTCGTTCAGGACTCTATAGTTTGTTCATACCTATGGAATGGAACTACGAAGGATACATTGATTCTTATGGCCTTCCTGTATTCGAGGACCCAAAAAAACCGGTAGAAGGGCCTGATGGTTCTTTAATAAAGCAAGGAGTAATAGGTTATTGGCAAAATGAAGTTGAAGGATTAAAAAATGATCAAGACGGTTTAAATGAATATTACCGTCAGTTTCCAAGAACAGAGCAACACGCTTTTAGAGATGAAGCAAAGCAATCCTTGTTTAACTTAACAAAAATATACGAACAAATAGATTACAACGAAGATCTTAGAAATACATCGATAATAACCACTGGAAGTTTTATGTGGGAAAACGGCGTTAAAGACACTAAGGTTATATTTGTACCAAATAAAAACGGCAGATTTAATGTAAGCTGGGTTCCTAATATTGGTCTTCAAAATAGAGTTATAGTAAAAGGTAATACAAAATATCCAGGTAATGAACACTGCGGCGCTTTTGGGTGCGACAGTTATGATATATCAGGTACAGTTGACAAAAGAGGTTCTAACGGAGCTTTACACGGGTTAACTAAGTTTAGTATGGAAGATGTTCCACCTAACAGATTCTTTTTAGAATATATAGCTAGACCGCAAACTGCTGAAATATTTTTTGAAGATGTATTAATGGCTTGCGTGTTTTACGGTATGCCAATACTTGCGGAAAATAACAAACCTAGATTATTGTATCATTTTAAAAGAAGAGGCTATAGAGGTTACTCTATGAATAGACCTGATAAAAGATTAAACAAGCTATCTGTAACTGAAAGAGAGATAGG